CACCATTGCTGGAGCGCAGAAGTTCCTACGCTGATAAAGTGTAGATCTTTATACGCTTGACTCCTCTAGTACCCGGTGTAACTAATACCGGATACGAGAGGTCGCCGTGCCCCTTATGGGGCGTAGCGGGACCAGCTATGTGCACTCCGTGCTCGGCCGAAACTGGATCGGGCCACGCATTAACTGCGTAGGCCTCTTCTTCGTTAAAGCTTCGCACGTAAACACTATAAGCCGGCAACACACGGTCACCCGACAGTACCTTTGTATGGTACCTGGGCTTCCATGTGTACGTCTCGAAGACGTAGCCGCCGTATCCGCAATCCCTCTTATAAGGCTTCCGATTCCAGTCATCTCGCAAGAGATGGCCGTCACCATAGCCATCGGGACCAAAGATACGCAAGGATGGGTCGATAAGACTCAAAACCTTGTTGGCGCGAGCCTCGTCAAAACTACGATAATAGTAGTTATGCAGGAGAAATAATAACTCTCCTGAGACAAGACTTTTTGCGTAAAACGGGCGTATATTGAAACCCGAATAGTAGTCCACTCCGCATGACTCCCGGAATGGAGTACTCCAGTAGGACTTCTCCTCATTTATGGTAAATCCAACGCAATGAAACACGCGAAGGACAAGAGGAATAGCACCTACCCCACAGATGATGTCATCACCGTAAACGCTCACGCGCTGTTCGGCTGAGTGTGATATCTCTGAGCAAGACTTTGTCAATGCCCAAAATATCAGCGTCTGTAAAGGGAAAGTAAAACCATTCCCCATAGACGAGAACTTGTGAAGGAGTAGTTCCTTTCCGTCAATTAAGACGGTCGGGGTCCGACATAAGCTCAGTGCTGAAAACCACTCATATGGAAGGAGTTCCGCCACTAACTCAGTGCTAATTGAATCAGAGGCACTACTAAGGTCCAGAGTTGCTAAAGCTCCGGTTAACGACCCTTCAAGGGCCAAACGCTGATTAAGCGTCTGGTCTTCCAGGTCGATACCTACCCGCCGCAAACGTGCAGTAATAACACGGCCAAAACCTGCCTGCGCTAAAGCATTAAGCGTAGGTTCGGTCATAACCGTTCTGTACGTCTTTGCGTTCTTCGGGACAAATGCGATCTTCCCCGGATGTAGTTCTACTGGGGTTGACCACGTCTCTTCATCTTCACTCGTAGAGTGGAGAGCCGCATAATGCGGTGTCTCGGCTAGTAAAGCCGGGACGAGAGGCAGCATATTTTCGCTACACGATGGTACCGCGCTCAATTTGGTACGAGCGCAGGCATTTCTTTTTTGTACCGACGTTGTTGCACCTGGACCAAAAAGCAGCTCTAGCTCAGATAGGCTAGGAACCGGACCCAGAACCTGCTCGATTTTACGCGCAGCCCGAGATATTACGGACTGTACGTCACGGGGGAAAGAGAAATCCCCGCGAGAGTAGGCATTAAGGATCTGGTTCGTTCTAAGACAGCTTACTTCTGATTCATAAAACTTTCGGCGCGCAACAGATTCCTTATCAACGCCAATATCCAGGTCCTCGAGTTTCGTGAAGAAACCTAAGGCTTGCCGGATATGAAGCAAGGCGTGGACAGGTATACCTGCGTCGTACCTGAGTTTATAGTCACATAGATATTTGAAATCACCGCGAGAAATCGCAGCAGCAATCTCATCACTATACGGGGAGGAATCCCTGCAATGTGACAGTGCTAGTTCCGACAAGATCTGTATAGAACTAGAATAACTAAGTACTTCGTCAAAGTTGGCAATTAATGCCATAAGAACTCCTTTATGGAAATAATAAGACGAGTGCTTAGACGGAGGGGAAACCCCTCCACCCATACCTAAGTAAAACTTAGGTAGCGCTTACGAGCGTGTCAAACAGCTCGGGCGCAGGCCCAGTTGTCGTTGGCGTAACCGTGGTAGTAATACCATTGTTAATGTTTACGTGCAACTGTCGCACCAATCGCCTTTCGGCGATGGAACTACGCTCATGAAAGAAACCATTGGTTTCCATCGTGTTCGTATATGCGACCTTGGGTACCGCAGTATAACCCGCGGCGTTCTGTCCTGATACAGTCTCAATAACCGGAACTTCGGTTCGAGACACCGGCTTCCAGATACCACTGCTCAATCTCTTGAGACGAGTAGTTTGCTGGATTTGGGCGTAAATAGGCAAAGTAGTGACCTGTTCACGCCAGATCGCCACAACCTCATCCTTGCTCCGAGTTACAGAGACAGGGATAAGAGTGTGGGACACCGGTGTTGCAGCGCCATCAAAGGCGACAAGGTTAGCAATGTTACTCACGTAACGGCTCCTGTTGACTTACATTGTTTAATGGGGAGAATCCCCACAAACCTCCAAAGAAAGGAGAAAAGAACCAGGGAGGGTAAGGTTACCTAAACCTGCGTACCGTCGAATCCGCGCCTACCGCCTGTTTTACCAGGGTGATAGCGTCGAGGGCTCGGGATACCGGTGAGGACCCTACTGGGTTCCTCAGCACTGGTAGTGGAACAGGAAGAGAATTTTCATTCCCCACTGTCCGTGTTAAGCTAACGTGATTTATTTTTCCTACAGGATCACTGTAGTACTGGTAAATTCCGAAAGCAGGCACCTTGGGCGGATTTTTGTCCAAGACGTCTAACCTAACTTTCCACCAATCGTAGGTCGTTAACACGTAAGTCCCTTTCACTTTTGCAAGTGTATTTCTCGTCTGTAAGTACGTGCCGATAGGTATAAACCAATCAGCGACAAACGAGTACGGGACCAGCTCCCACACGATGCTCTCGGGGTTATTAAGCCCTAAGTGCGATGCGAGAGTGAACGGGGTCTCCTCGAAGATACACTTTAACCGCTTAGCGTACCGTCCTTCCCCATACCATATGGCAAAGGGAGCGGAGGTCGTGAACTTGTAAGGTATATATACCTTTTTCTTTATAGTCCACGTCTTCGGGACGTCCCGAGTCCGAATCGCTTCGGACAGGTCATAGATGTCTTTGACCAGGGGACGCCAGGCATAACGCAGTTCCAACCAAGCACCGTACCAAGTCGAAGAAGTCTTCACAGCTTGCGCTGTAGAAGGTGGCAATTTCTTGCCATTCTTTTCCTTAGATACGAAACCGGCGGCATCTGCTTTTAGGATGTCATAAGCGGAGGAAACATTTCCGCGTTTAACAGCCAAAATTGCCCGACCCAACTGTCGTGCGCGTGACGCTATCGAGTCTACGGTTTTACCGAGCTCGCCGACGAAAATGCCCGCATTCCAGTCATGCTGTTGTACTTCATCAGCAATCTTGGCATACAGTTTCAAATCATCGTTTTGCGTCCATGACCTCGTCAATGTGTTGGTGAGATTAACAGCGTCGGATGAGTTGTACCCATCTCCCGTTGCAACCCCATTAGTCCATTGACGAATACGGTAGTGACCATGAAGTATAGAGTCACAGGTCATGCTGTAGGCGTGTTCGGGCCAGATACCAGCGGCCCGATCTGCGGGTGTTCTATCACCACCCGACCATGTTTTCACATAGGTCGGACCTTCCAGATAAGTTCCAGACGGCCATTTAGGCTGAACGGATCTCTGGTCGGTGTTTTTTGAACCTACAGTCACAGTTACCTCCTTTCCTTAGGGTTTGACCCCTGAGAATCAGAGGACGTTCCCGGCCTTCGCCGGATGCATCGCCGAAGTATTAAGACGGCAATGCGTATTACGCAGATGCAAAGAGCTGTTATAGAAAGGTCCAAAAAGGACAATGCTTCGAGTTCAAGAATCTGACTCATTGTATTGTCGGACCTAAAAGGCTCTCAACATCGGCATCAGTCAGCTCTAAGTCCTTCTCTTTCGAGAAGTAGGGAATTTCTTCCCATGCAATACTGCGCGGATCTACAAGACCCTATGCAGCTGCATCTTTAGAACGAACAGGTCCTGGGCTCGCGCCCTGGCCTAAAAGAACCCCTTTATCTGCATTCTGCCTCAAACGAGATAGAGCGCGCGAAAATGCGTTATACCTGGCTTTATCAGCCAGATACGACAAAATTTCCGTTTGCTCAACGTCTTCAGCGATCAGCAGATCAGATACCACCGTAAGAGCCACTAACAGAGACCTCTCATTTAAAACGGCTTGAGTATTCTCGTCCATTTGGTCCCAGTCACTGTCTGAAACAGTGTAGAGGGATTTTGTGAGCGAAGAAATACCGGCCGAAATGATGAAAGGTTCCATGTTGGCTCCTATA